ATGGATAAATATTTAAAATTCCGCTTGGCGATGTGCAAAGAAGAACTGGACGAAACACTTGACGCGCTGGATGCAAAAGATCCAGAAGAAATTGTTGATGGCCTTATTGACTTGTGTGTATTTGCTATTGGTACTCTTGATGTATTTGGTGTTGATGCTAATGACGCGTGGGATCGAGTGTATGAAGCAAATATGGCTAAATCACCAGGTGTAAAAGAAGGTCGTCCGAACAAATTCGGACTTCCGGACCTTATTAAGCCGGATGGGTGGGTAGCTCCAAGTCATATAGGTAATCACGGCAATTTAAACAAAGCACTTCTTAACGACTAAACTTATAATTGGTAAATTAGATAATATCATGAATATTTCTTCTACGATTTTTAAATCTATATTTGATAACGCAACGCATCGAAAAATGGATTTCGAAGATTTTGATGCGTTTGAATCCTTTTTATATAAATTGTCTGATATTAAACGAAATGGAAAAAAAGATGCAGAACTTATTTCTCCAGCTACTTACCAGGCTGGCACAACTAGAGCCAATGCTAATGTATTGGCTTGGGCAGGTTGGGCTGCTGCTGATGTTGACGATCATGAGTTTAAGGGTAACTTAAAAGATGAGTTATATACTAATTTCGGCCATTATCGGTACGTGTGTTATAGCACTGCTAGCAGTACTAATTCTTTACCGAAGTTTCGCCTCGTCTTCCCTCTTGAAACGCATGTTGAAAGCTCACGAATCAAACATTTTTGGCACAGCCTTAATACAGAGATCGGCAGACTCGGAGATACGCAGACTAAAGACCTTTCTCGTATGTATTACGTGCCTGCAACTTATGCTAATAGTAACAATTTTATTTTTTCTAACCTTGACGGTGCATCTATTAATCCCTATCGGTTAATGGACAAGCATCCGTATGAAGAAAAAAAACATAGTGCAAATTTTATTGATAGGCTTCCGGCTGAAATACAAAAACAAATAGTTAGTTTTAGAGCTAACCAATTAGAAAAAAGTAATATTCATTGGGATGGTTATCGTGATTGTCCGTTTGTTTCAAAGAAATTAATTGATGAATACCGTACAATGGCTTTTACTGATGGCAGCGGCCGATACAGAATGATATATAAGATTATGAGCTCAATAGCAATTAGCGCTATTAGACGACAATACCCAATAACATCATATGAAATTGCAGATATTATAAGAGAATTAGATAACGATACTGCCCGAATATATGAATCAAGAAACTTGCAAGTAGAAGCAGACAGGGCTATAGAATATGCGTATAAAACCGTTTAGAAAAAAGAAAATTGTTCTTGCAACAGGTGGGTTTGACCCATTACATAAAGGACATATTAAATACTTAAAAGAAGCAGCTCTCCTTGGCGATATGCTTATTGTTGGAATTCATTCTAATGAGCGGTTGACCCGACGTCGGGGTCGGCCGTTTCTTGATATAGAAGATAGACATGCTATTATTGCGGAACTTGGTTTTGTAAATAAAGCAGTTTGTTTTACCTCTGATATGGATGCTGATGATACTGCTCTTAAATTTATTCAACAAATAATGCTAGAATATCCTAAAGCTGATATTATATGTGCTAATGGTTATAGCAAACCACCCGAAGATAATAAACCACTTATTGATAACCCCCAAGTAACCTTTGTTTTTGATGTGGGCAGAGAAGTAGTTAATTCATCTTTTGAAATTCTTGATGAATGGAGAAGCGCAAAAACTTTACAGGAATGGGGCTGGTATAGAATATTAGCTGAAGGTGTGGATCCAAAAACAGGATTACATTATAAATTAAGAGAATTAATGATTTTGCCTAAAAAGTCATTAATGAATCAACGCCATAAAGATAGAAGTGAACTTTGGACACAAATACAGGGGCAAACTCAGCTAAACCTACATAGGGGTTTAGATAAAAAAATATTAACTCCACAAGATCCACCACAAGTTATTCCAGCTAAATCTTGGTATGAAGCAAGTAATCCATTTAAAATTGCTTCGCATATAGTAGAATTACAATATGGTAAACAATGTATTGATGATGATGTGGATATTGCCCTACCACTTAGAAAAAAGAAATAATTATGAATCAAAATTATATTTTTACTAGTGAAAGTGTTAGTGACGGCCACCCCGATAAAGTAGCAGACCAAATCAGTGACGCCCTTGTTGATGCGGGATTGCGCGCCGGCGATGAGACAACTCGTGTTGCTGTTGAAACTCTTACAACTACTAATATGGTAACGTTGGCCGGTGAAGTAAAAAACTTTAATGTGAGCAACGAAGAAGTTAAAGAAATTGTTCGTAATACAGTAAAAAAAATTGGATATGAACAAGAGGGATTTCATTGGGATAATCTAAAAATTTACAATGAAATCCATGCACAAAGCGCTGATATTGCATTAGGCACCGATGATTTTGGGGCTGGGGATCAGGGTATTATGTTTGGCTATGCTTGTAATGATAATGATGCCTATTTACCGGCTCCTATTTATTATGCGCATGAAATTCTTAAAGAATTGAAAGAAATTCGATTATTAGATAATATATTAGGCCCCGATGCAAAATCACAAATTAGTATACAATACGAAGGTGGTATAGCTAAACGGGTAGACCAAATTGTTATTAGTACTCAACATGCCGCTAATGAAATTCAAACTGCAAGGACCCTTGCAAGGGGTGCCGTATTGCATTGTGGTTTAGGAGATATGATTGATGAAAATACTGTATGGCATATTAATCCTACTGGTAATTTTGTTATTGGCGGCCCTGATGGGGATGCTGGTGTTACTGGACGTAAGATTATTGTTGATACTTATGGGGGCTTTGCTCCCCACGGCGGCGGTGCTTTTAGTGGTAAAGACCCCACGAAAGTAGATCGTAGCGCGGCTTATATGGCACGTTGGCTCGCTAAAAATGTTGTAGCAGATGAAATGGCTGACTGGTGTAATATTCAATTAAGCTATGCAATCGGAGTTAAACAACCTATCAGCATTTATGTAGAATCCAATGGTTATAGTAAAAGTATTGAAAAGTTTATTCGTAAAGAAATTGATCTGAGCCCTAAAGGAATTATTGACCGATTTGATATGTTTAATTTTTATGAATATAGTAAAAACTGTACGTACGGTCATTTTGGCAATAAAGATGTTCCGTGGGAAAAGATTGGGTGGAATTAATTAAATAGCTGTTTACTTTTTTTGATAATTATAGTAAAATATAATATATAATATGGAGAGATTGATATGAGTAATAAAGATATTGAAAAAGCATTTGCTGAAATGAATATAAAAATTCAAATTCTAGAAAAAAATGTATATGATTTACAAGCTCAATTGCAAAATTCTTATATTCGAATTGCAGAATTACAGGATAAATTATAATTATGGAATCTTTACGAATTATTGCCGGTCCATGCCAACATGAAAATCTTTCAATGTCATTAGATATTGCTGAGCATTGTGCTGATATTTGTGCAAAATATGATGTTGAATATATTTTTAAAGCTAGCTATGATAAAGCTAATCGTACAAGTATTGATGGTATACGTGGTGTGGGATTTGAACCCACAATGCTTGACTTTTTGTCATTAAAAGAAACGGTTAATGTTAAAATTTTAACAGATGTGCATTCTACAACTGATATTGCTGCAATAGCTTACAAATACAATGAAGCAGTTGATGTAATTCAAATTCCGGCATTTCTTTGTCGTCAGACAGATTTAATTAGTGCAGCTTGTATGACTGATAAAATTATTAATATTAAAAAGGGTCAGTTTTTAGCGCCATGGGATATAACAGGCATCCTTAGCAAAACAGAAGACGCTAAAGAAGTATGGATTACAGAAAGGGGAACTAGTTTTGGGTATAATAATCTTGTGGTCGATTTTAATGGCCTTCAGTACATGCTTGATAACTTGGGGGTACCGATCGTATTTGATGCTACCCACTCGTGCCAGAAGCCTGGGGGACACGGCAGCTCGTCTGGTGGTAATCGTGACTACGTTCCAGGTCTTACTCGTGCTGCCGCTGCTTTGGGTGTTACTAACTTCTTCTTAGAGGTGCACCCTAATCCGGATAATGCTCCATCTGATGGGCCTAATATGGTAAACCTCCAAGATTTTGAAGACATTTTACACGATATTGTGGAGTATTCTTATGTCCCCTACTTTGATTGATTATAATGAAATTGCTTGTAAATTAAATCTTCTTATTAATAATGCTAAAATTGTTGTAGATAAAGATTTTATTGAGTACCGCAATAAAAAAGCAAGTGAATCTAACTATGAATTGGGGGAACTTGGAATTGATTATGAACTATTGGAATGGTGGCTACTCCACAATAAACTTGTAAAACCGAAAGATACTACTGTCGAAGAATACGGGACTGCAGCTAATTTTTGGCCAGATTATAATATTGCTGATATGCGCATCGATAATAAATGTATTTCTTCAATTTGGTTTCCAATTAAAGACAACTTCAGAGCTGCAGTAAAGGCTGGCCTTGTGTCGCATATTCTTTTCTATAAAGATAACCGTAATACAGCTATTCTATTGCAAGAAGGGGATATTGTTACCCACACTTTTGTTGGTATTGCAAAAGCCTCTGATATAATTAAAAGAAAGATTCCTGGTAAATTTGCAAAATATGTTGTAAATATAGAAAACTTTTTTAAAAACCCAACACCACTTTAATGTTTACTATTGTAAAAATATATGCTATAATAGTATCAAATATTAACGGAGAACTTTATAATGACAGTTAGCGCCAGTGTAGCAGTTTTGCATGAATGTATCGAACTACAAGAACGCAAAGGTAATGATTATCAAAACCCTAATAGCAGAATCCGTCAAGCGGATTATTTCCCTAATGGTGTAGCTACCCTACTTGATATGTGTCACATGAAAATGTTACGCATTCAATCTGTGATGGAAGCAATGCAATCAAAAGACTATGAGCCTAACTTTGAAAGCCTTGAAGATAGCGCTAAAGATATGATTAATTATTCGTCATTTATTGTTGCATATCTTCGTGGTGAAATGGATGGTCAAATTCCGGGTCGTAATTTTCTAAATCAACCGGAGCATATCGATTAATGTTTGAAGCGCAGTTTTTAAAAGTTACTGAAGAAATTCTAAATAATGGTTATGAGCGGAAAGGGCGTAATGGCACTACGCTCAGCCTTCCATTTAAAACACTTGAGTTTGATTTAGAAACAGAATTTCCTTTACTAACTACCCGTAAAATGTTTTATGCTGGTGTTATTGGTGAATATGCCGCAATGATCCGCGGACCAAAACACATTGATGATTTCCGTAAATGGGGTTGTAATTACTGGGATCTGTGGGCAAATGCCGATGGATCTATTAATGTTGATTACGGCAATGCCTGGCGCGATTTTAATGGTGTTGATCAAATGGCGGCTGTGGTTGATAGCCTTATTAATAATCCACATGACCGCCGCATGGTTATTAGTGGCTGGCGCCCAGATAATCTTAATGATTTGAATTTGCCATGTTGTCATCATAATTATCAATTTTATGAGCACGATGGTATTGTAGATATGCTATGGGTCCAAAGAAGTGGTGATTGGATGATTGGTGTGCCAAGTGATGCAGTTTTTGCGGCTGTAATGCTTATGTGTTTTGCATCAGTATCTAATAAAAAAGCTGGTAAAATTACTATGATTGTTGGCGACGCCCATATCTATGAAGAGCATATTGATAATGCAAAAGAACAAATTGCTCGCCCTATATTAGATGCTAAACCAATAATTAAATTTACTGATCAAACAGACATTTATAGTTTTGTTCCGGATGATATTAGTATTATTGGATATGAATCCGGTCCGGCCCTTAAGTACGAATTAAAAGATTAAAAGCGATGAACCGAAATTCACCGCTTTTTAAAAAATATTAAATTCTTATTATTCTACTGTAAGAATTTGTTCCAAAACATATTTGCGCATTTTTTCAACTAGCGTAAGAGTGTCTTCAATATTAAAATGGGTTAAAGCCATACTATGAATAAAATCACCATCAATGCTGAAATTAATAATAACACAATCTTCGCTATCTTCGAGTGGATATTCACGAAGATCTGGATTTACATATTCAATAAAAATCTGGATAAAACCTTCTTGGCCAGCATGATCAAATTCTAAACCAAGTGATGGACACGTATCATTGCCGTATGAAGTATCTTCAAACCCCTCATCAGCCAGCTTAACAGCAAGCGCATTGAAGAATTCGTTATTGTCATAATCGGTATGTGTATTTGTCATGTTGTTTCCTTTGTTTCATCTTATACATTTTTATACCGTATATGAAAAGGAATGTAAACCCCTAAAACGCAATTAATTAATTTTTTTTTTTAAACTTATAAAGTGTGTTATTTTAGTATCATTTATTTTTAAAATAAGTGTTTACTTTTGGGTTATAATATGTTAATATAAATGTATTAATAAACTTATAGAGGTAAATTAGAATGAATCCTATTATATTATTTTCAAATCAGCGTACTGGATCTAGTAGTTTTATTTCTTGGCTAGATTTTAATTATAGAAAAGAAATTGATTTAGATTCTATTAATCAGTCAGTATTGAAAAGTGTATCAGAATTAGGCTATACATTACCGCACTTACCCTATTCGCATGAACGATTTGATCATCAAGTTGGAGAGTTTTATTGTATTATTAAACAATATGAAAAAGATAAAAATATGGAATCTCTAGTTTTAGCAGTTAAAACCATATTATCTCATAAAATTCATATAAAAGTAATGGTTGAATTTACTCCACTTTGGTTTATAAAAATTCTTTTAGCCCATATGGAAGACTACAATTATAACGCTTTTTTCTTATATCGAGAAGATGGTAGGGCTCGTATTGCTTCACAAATAATTATGGACCTGGATTTAATTATAACTAGAGGTAGCTATCCTACTATTAATACAATATTAAATGATCTAAACAAGAAAAATTCCGAATTTATAGATGCAGTTAATATGCATTGTATATCGTATGAAAATTTGTATTTAAGAAACGATGCTATTACCAAAAATTTAATATCTAAAATTACGGGATTAACTGATATTGAAACACTTAGAAGTATAAAAATGCTAACCCCAAATGACTAAAACCGCAATATTAATTCCAGCTAGATTCCATAGCACCCGATTTCCAGGTAAACCATTAACAGACCTTGGTGGTATGACAATGGTTATGCGGGTATATGCAGAATGCAAAAAATCTCAGTTAGATACCTATGTTTTAACTGATGATATGAGAGTCTTTAATATGCTTGGCCCAAGAGCATGCTGGATAGATCAAGAATCAAAATATGAAAACGGTACCGAAAGATGTGCTGGTGCAATTACAAACCAAATGTTTACTAAGCACATTGGGCATTATGATCAGTTTATTAATGTTCAAGGTGATATGCCAGACGTAACGCAGCATATGATTGAAAAAACTAAATGGCATCTTCAACATTATAATGTTACTACTATGGCAGCTAAAATGCCAAAAGAGCAACAGGAAGATCCTAATACTGTTAAATTGGTTCGTGCTGGGGATAAAGCTTTATGGTTTGGCCGCGGCATGACTGGTTATGGTGATTGGCATCTTGGCATTTATGGATACACTCGAAATGCCTTAGGTCTATATAATACATTAACAATTCCACAAGAAGAACGCGTTGAAAGTTTGGAACAGTTGCGCTGGCTTAAAGCTGGATGGGATATTGGTGTATTATTAACAGAATTTAATGGAATAGAAATCAACACTCCTCAAGACGCAGAAAGATGGAATAATGAACGACTCTAATGTAAAAATTAAAATGCTAGAATTATCTCGCCCCATTGATGAAGCAATTTTAATGTGTGATGGCCGCGAAGAAATTCTAATGCTAGCATCAATGATGCTTATAAGTCTCAAAGATATTTTTGATTCTCAACTTGGCATCGAGGGCCGAAAAGAAATGTTTAAGGGAGTATGCTAATATGGCTATGACTACTGATTTAGAGCAAAGTATTATGCATTGTTGGCAGGTTTGCGATGATTTGGAAACCATGTATAAACAGATATGTGACGGTGAGCGTGATCCTACTATTGATGAAATTACAAACGCATTGATGGGTATGCAACAATTGTATCAATGGAAATTTGAACAATTGTTTTTTGCCTTTGAAAACTCTTTGAAAAAAGTAAAAGAAAGTTAATATGATTGAGAAACTAATTTATGGAGCTGGCGCAATTATCTTTATTGTGGGGGTAGGTTTTTACCTACAGCACATTTGGAGCGATTGTATGGATGAGAATAGCATATTAACATGTATGAGGATGCTAAACAAATGATTGCAGGAAAAGTATGGGGTAACACGGAACTTGTAGAAGCTAATGGTGCGCTAGAGTTTCATCGTATTGAAATGAATAAAGGTGGAGTGTGTTCTAAACATCTTCATGCCTTTAAATGGAATGGTTTTTATGTTGAATCTGGACGTATGCTTATTCGTGTATGGCAAAACGATTATGATTTAGTAGATGAAACTATTCTTGAAGCAGGAATGTACACCAAAGTTAAGCCCGGTGTATATCATCAATTTGAATGTTTAGAAAGCGGAGTAGCATTTGAATTATATTGGGCAGAATTTTCGCATAATGATATTGTAAGAGAAACGGTAGGACACGCGTAATGACAAATTGGCTAATGCAAAGACTAACTGAAAGAACCACACTTGATGGTGGGGTTTTAATTGCAACGGGGGTTGCTATGATTTTGGTACCAGTGGATTTGATTGCTTATGCAGCAATCTTTTATGGTGCCTGGACTATTTGGAAAAAGGAAGATTAAATGGTAAATATTAATACTGACGTAAAATTGTCACCTGGCCTTGAACCGAGCCCCGGCGATATTCAAAATCAATTACCAATTGATTTTCAAGTAGGAGTTGAAGAAACTGATGACGGTGAAATGTATTTAAATTTCCCGGATGATTTAATGGATGCCCTTAACTTGAAAATTGGTGATACTATTATTTGGACCGATAATAATGACGGTTCATGGCTACTTACGCCTTTGCGTAAAAAATAAAAAAAACGAGGATACGCATGATTGTTGGATTAACAGCATCTACATTTGATCTATTGCATAGTGGCCATATTGCCATGTTAAGAGAAGCAAAAGAAAATTGTGATTATTTAATTTGTGCTTTACAGGTTGATCCTGCAGTAGACCGCGCAGAAAAAAATTCGCCTATTCAATCAATAGTTGAACGATATTCTCAGCTAAATGCTGTAAAATATGTTGATGAAGTTATTGTATATTGTACTGAAAGTGATTTAATAGATATTATTAATATGTATCCAATCAATGTGCGTATCCTCGGCGATGAATATAAAAATAAAGATTTTACTGGTAAGGATGAATGCCGGCGCAGAAATATTAGTTTATACTTTAATAAGCGCGATCATAGGTTTTCGTCTTCGGGATTAAGGCGCCGTGTTTTACATGCAGAACTTGAAAAACACGATAGTTCAAATGGGTTAAAAAATGAGTAAGATTCAAGAAAAAATAAATGGTATCATGGATGAAATACAAATGCTTATGGAAAGCCATCCTAACGCACACCTTGAACCAGATAGTAAGATTCACGAGCTAATGATGCAAGCAGGCATATACTTTGCCCAAATGGATGATGAAAACCGAGATTATTATCAATTTGTTTCAATGGCTATCGAAGATAAATTAGAATGGAACGTATAGGTAATAAGTATATGTTTAATTATAAACAATATTTAATTTTAGAGGCTATAAATGAATAATTTTAATGGATTATTTTTATCATTTGTGTTAATTACCATTATAATGATAGGATTACCTATTCTTGGATCGGCTATTGCTTATCCGGATAATTGCAAACAATCACTTCTTATTCCTTGTCTGTGGTATAATGGGTAGATTTAAATCTAGCAAGGATATATAAATGAGTGAAAATTGGAATCTTCGTTATTTAAAATTGGCTAAAGAAATTAGCACTTGGTCAAAGGACCCGGCGCGCCAAATTGGCGCGGTTGCTATTGGTGATAAGGGTCAAGTATTAGCGCAAGGTTATAATGGATTTCCTCGAGGAATATATGATGGTGCAATTCGTTATAATGATAAAGCTGTCAAGCACCAATATGTTGTCCATGCAGAACAGAATGTAATATATAATGCTACATATAATGGAGTATCATTAGATGGCGCTACTCTTTATGTTTGGGGATTACCTGTTTGTAACGAATGTGCCAAGGGGATTATTCAAGTTGGAATTAAAAAAGTGATTATGCCTGCTATGGATTATCCAGATAAATGGCTAGATGTATTTGACCGCACTAGCGCTATGTTTGGTGAGGTTGGCCTTAAATATGAATTTATAGAGATTTAAAAAATGGCCACTCGTATGTTAAAAAATTGGAATAACTATTATTCTTCCGCCTTAAAAATTATGACAGATCGGAGCATAAATGTAGATACTTCTCATAGATGTTTACTCCAATGCCCATATTGCACTCGACAAAATTCTGTTGGTAAAGCTGTTGTTAAACAATATCAAGTTGAATATGGTGATCTTAGAATAAATGATGCTATAAAAATGGCACAAACATGGCCAAGACTTTCTTTTTGTGGACAAATATCCGATCCAGTGTATCACCCTAAAATGCATGATTTAATGCGTGCACTTAATACTGTTGATAATCTTAAATTTATTGAATTTCATACAACTGGCCATGGGAAAAAAACTGTATGGTGGGAAGAATTGGTTGATATTACTAATTCTGGTAATTATTTTATGCAATGGATTTTCGGTATAGATGGTATAAATCAAAAAACTAGTTTGCATCGAGTAAATCAATCTTTTGATTCTGCTTTCAATGCTATGAAATATGTTGCGCAAAACGTAAAAGATCACGGAGAGGTTATTTGGCAATACATTGTATTTGAATATAATGAAAAAGATATACCCACCGCTATCCAAATGGCAAATGATTATGGAATAAAATTTCAATTATTAACATCATCTAGATTTGGCGCGCCAGGCCGAAATGACAGTCCGCTTCAACCCCCTACAGCGCCTGCATTAAAAAACTTCAGTGGGTTTTCAAAAAAACTATATATTAATAGTGTAGACGAATATAATGAGATTTTAAATGAAATTAGAGATTAGACCTAAATGTTTTCCATTTGATAAAGATGGAAATAATGTTCGCAATACAATGAGTAATTGTATTGCTTTTACTGCTTCAGGAAATTATTTACCTTGTTGCTGGATGGACACATTTGATTGCAAAAGAGATAATGTCCATAATTTATTTGATGAAGAATTAAATGTAAAATCTGGTAAAACCCCCCTTGAAATTATATCTTCTCCTCAGTGGAATAACTTCTATAAACTTTTATTTGAAGATCCTGATGCGGCATGTAATAAATGTAAAATGGCATGCGGTCATGTTATACATGATGACGGTAGTGAAGAATTATATTTTAAAGTAGCTGGGCGGCGAGTAACATTTTAAACATGTACAAAATACAATTATTGTGTTATAATAATATTATAATTAAAAGGATACACTGAATGACTAAAATAGCAATTACTGGAGGAGCTGGTTTCATTGGCTTTCACTTGGCGCAATCATTACATAGCAATGGCTTTGAAGTATGTGGCTTTGATAATTTTAATGACTACTATGATCCGGCATTAAAGACCGCCCGAACTGTGAAGCTATACAAAGATTTTGGTATTAAAATTGATGTAGCTGATTTAACATGGAAACCCGACCTAGAAGATTTTATGAAGGAACATAAACCAGATGTGGTGGTTCACCTTGGGGGTTATGCTGGTGTGCGTCATTCAATGACAGATCCTCAATTGTATATTGATAATAATATTACTGGTACTCAAAATCTTATTAGTGTATGTGAAGATAACGGCATTGAGAATGTTGTATACGCATCAACATCATGCACTATGGTTGGAAACCCATTACCATGGAAAGAAGACGAAAAAACTGGCTATCAGCTAAATCCATACGGGTTTAGTAAATCTACAAATGAATCCCAGTTTATGGCAAGTGCTATTACCAATACTATTGGTTTGCGTTTCTTTACGGTGTATGGTCCATGGGGGCGTCCTGACATGGCGCTATTTGATTTTACAAAAAATATTATCGATGAAAAACCAATCGAATTATTTAATTATGGCGATATGATTCGTGATTTTACCTATGTAGATGATATTGTTCAGGGTATTGAAATTGTTATTAATGAAACATTAACTAAGACTGATATTAGAGAGATATATAATATTGGATATGGTGATCAGGTTAAGCTTGCGGATTTTGTAGAAGCTATTGAATACAATCTTGATCGCACTGCTATTAAAGAATTAGTGCCAATGCATCCTGCGGATAGCCAAGCAACCTGGAGTGATACCACTAAACTTCAAAAACTAGGCTATAAACCAACTACACCGATGAGTGTTGGCGTTGCAAACTTTATTACATGGTACAAAGAATTTTATGGTGTTAACTAATGCCTATTACACATTATGATCATGGAATAATTTTACCAAAGCTTACTCGCAAAACAACTGAAAAGGGGCGGCGGTATTTTACTCCAGAAGGTAATACTTATCCTTCAATTACTACTGTATTAAGTGAACTTAGCAAAGATAGTATTAAAGCATGGCGCAAAAGAGTTGGCGAAGAAGAAGCTAATAAAATTTCTGCCCGAGCATCAAAGCGGGGCACAAAAGTTCATCAAATATGTGAAGATTATTTGAATAATAATGAAGATTATTTAAAGGGTGTCTTGCCGAATAATGTAGCGTCTTTTAATGACATTAAACCTATCATTGATGCAAATATTAATAATGTTTGGTTTCAAGAAGAATTTCTATATTCTGATCATTTTAAATGCGCAGGTCAAGTTGATTGTATTGGCGAATGGGCCGGAGAACTTTCTATTATTGATTTTAAAACATCAAGAAAACCCAAAAAAGAAGAATGGATTCAAAACTATTTTATGCAATGTGCATTTTATGCCGCGGCATTTTTCGAAAGAACTGGAATTCCGATTAAACAAAGCGTTGTTCTTATTACGGTAGATGGCGATGCCCCTCAAACTTTTATAACCAAACCGCATGATTATTTAAAAGATTTAATTAAAGCAAGAAAGCATTATAAATCTATTTACAATGTTTAAAAAATAGTATATAATAATACTAATTAAAGGAGAATGCATTATGAATAAGATTGCTATCGTAGGGCATGGGTTTGTTGGTAAAGCTATTGAATATGGGTTTGTTAATACTCCGAAATTTATTGTTGATCCTATTCATGGCAATACTATTGAGGATCTTCGAGAGGGTGACTTTGATCTAATATTTGTTGCTGTTCCAACTCCAATGGGAAAAGATGGAGCAATTGATGGAAGTATTGTTGAAGAAACAGTCAATTGGCTAAAAGATAACGCTACAGGCCTTATTGTGATTAAGTCAACAGTTACACCAGATATTATTGAAAAACTTCAAAAAGATTCAATTAATGTAATTTATAATCCAGAATTCCTCACAGAGAAAAATGCTAATGAAGATTTTGTTAATCCTCCAATGCATATTTTTGGGGGTAATAAAGAACAAACTTTGCAACTCGAAGAGCTATATAATAAACTAAGTAATTGCAAACCTTGCCCAAGTTTCCATATGACTGGAGTAGAAGCTAGCTTTGTGAAATATGGGATAAATTGTTTTTTAGCATCTAAGGTATTATGGTTTAATCAATTCTATGATGTTGTAAATGGCTCTAACGCCGATTTTTCAACTATTATTTCTGCTATTGGAAGTGATATGCGTATTAATAGCTCACATACATTAGTTCCGGGATTTGATAATAAGCGTGGATTTGGTGGTGCATGTTTTCCAAAAGATACAGCAGCATTTGCAGCATTTGCATCGCAAACAAGTGAATTTCCAATACTTGAAAATATTATTGAAGCCAATAATAATTATAGACGAAATTATTTAAAAAATGATCGCGAATTAGAACAAAATGTAAATTATAATTAGTTTACATTGTACCTCTCACATGATATAATAAACGTAATCAAATATTTTTAGGAGTACTATATTTAAATGAGTATTATGGATAAGCTAAAAAAGAACTCAAAACTTAAAGCAACCGAAGTGTTGTCAGAATCGAGTTTTTTTAATAATAAAGAGATGGTATCAACATCAGTACCAATGGTAAATGTTGCATTATCTGGTTCTGTGGATGGCGGGCTATCCCCGGGGCTTCTTGTACTTGCCGGACCATCTAAACACTTTAAAACATCTTTTGCGTTGCTTATGGCCGGCGCTTATATGGAAAAACACAAAGATGCAGTAATGTTGTTTTATGATTCAGAGTTTGGTTCACCACAGACATATTTTGAACAATTCAATATTGATACAAACCGAGTTTTGCATACACCTATTACTAATGTTGAAGAACTAAAATTTGATCTTATTTCACAGCTCGAAGGCATGGATCGTAAAGATAATGTTATTGTTGTTATTGATTCAATTGGTAACCTTGCTTCAAAGAAAGAAATAGAAGATACTCAGAATGAAAAATCTGTTGCAGATATGTCGCGCGCCAAACAACTAAAAAGTTTGTTTCGTATGTGTACCCCATATCTAGCTATGAAAGATATTTCAATGTTGGCTGTTAATCACACATATCAAGAGATTGGATTATTTCCAAAGGCTATTGTTTCGGGTGGTACGGGAATTTACTATTCAGCAAATGATATTTGGATCCTTGGGCGCCGGCAGAATAAAACTGGTACAGAAGTTACTGGATATGATTTTGTTATTAATATTGAAAAGTCTCGTTCTGTCAAAGAAAAATCCAAAATTCCTATCTCGGTATCATGGGAGGGTGGCGTTGAACCTTATTCTGGATTGTTAGAAGTTGCTATTGCTGGCGGATATGCACGTAAGCCATCTAATGGCTGGTACGAAGGGGTTAATCCAGCTGATGGAGAAGTTCTTACTAATAAAGCCCGTGCTGCTGATACATTACAAGAGCCTTTCTGGACACGTATTATGGCAGAAACAGACTTTAAAGAGTTTATTAAAAAGCAATTTACTATCGGCCATAAAGATGTAGTTTCTATGGATGAAATTGTAGGTGAATAATGAAATACGAAGAAAAAATTGATTACGAACTAATTCCAGACACTAGTGATAAACATTGGTTGATACGTATTTTACGGGGGGATTATATTGAAACTGTTTTGCGATTTGGTAAAGTTCGAATAGATGATACTACCCCTGATAAAGATCCCAAATTACAATTTGAATATAGTATTGTAAGCAGCCCAATAGATGGATTAAAAGAAGGTCCTGATTTTAATATTGTTGCGGGTGATATCTTAGTTTCAGTTATTGAGCAGGCAATTATAAATGATGAAGCTCTTATAGAAGATGTAAATTAAAGGTATAAGAATGAAAATTTTAATTATGGGTTTACCCGGATCTGGTAAAACATGGCTAGCCGAAAGATTGCAGAAGCGATTGAATTGTGCCTGGTTTAATGCCGATGAAATTCGCAAAATGGCTAATGATTGGGAATTTAGTGAAGCTGCCCGTTTGCGGCAAGCATATCGAATGAAAAATATTGCTGATTATGAAGTTAATACTGACCGAATTGTTATTTGCGATTTTGTATGTCCATTGGAAATTACTCGGGATATATTTAATGCCGATTATACGGTATGGATGGATACTATTGCTAAAGGTCGATTTAGTGATACTAATAAATTATTTCAAAATCCAAAAGCAGCTGAAGTAAATTATCACGTTTCGGCTTGGTTTGATGATACAGACGAAACATTGGTTGATGCTATTCATAGGCATATTAATTTAACCGGAGAAGTAAAAAATGTTTGATTGGAAAAAACCGACAGCACAGATGCTTGGTCGTTGGCAACCATGGCATGATGGCCACACAGCACTATTTAAGAAAGCATTTGCTGAAACTGGTCAAGTTATTATTATGGTACGTGACGTTGAAGGCATTATCGGTGAGGATGCTGGAGGTGGGCGCACCGCTGCTCAAGATGATAATCCATTTTATTATGATTATGTTTGTGATGCTATTGAGGATGGATTGCACAATGCAGGGTTTACAAAGGGTACAGAATATGTTATTATGAAAGTACCAAACATTGTAGACATTAGCTATGGTCGAGGTGTTGGTTATACTTTTACTGAACACGACTTAGGCGAAGCAATACATAATATTTCTGCAACCAAAATCCGCGCTAAAATGCGCGAAGAAGGAAATCTACAATAATTCATGACTATTAATATTGAACAACTTATTATTAAAAATATTATTGTGAATGAAGACTTTATGCGTAAAGTTCTTCCATTTATTCAACCAGATTATTTTGAAGGAACCTATAAGCAATTATTTAAAGAAGTAGGTAAATTTGTTGGGCAATATAATAAATTGCCAACACTCGAATCATTTAAAATTGAACTTGATCAAAGCACTTCATTTAACGCAGAACAACATAGCCATGCAGTAGAAATTTTGCCTTCATTGTTTAGTGAAGAAACTGTTGATGGGCAATGGCTTTATGACACTACCGAAAAGTGGTGCCAAGATAGAGCATTGTTTATTGCGGTAATGGAATCTATTAGTATTATTGACGGTAAACATGACACACTAACTAAAAATGCTTTACCGGATATTCTTAGCAAAGCACTCGGTGTTTCATTTGATACGAATATTGGCCATGACTATATTGAAAATGTTGATGAACGGTATGAATTCTATCATCGGGATGAAGAAAAATTGCCATTCGATTTATCATATTTCAATGCAATTACAAATGGCGGTCTTCCAAATAAAACTCTTAATATTATTTTGGCCGGTACTGGTGTAGGCAAATCTCTTTTTATGTGCCACTGCGCCGCCGCAAACCTTACTGCCGGAAAAAATGTTTTGTATCTTACTATGGAAATGGCAGAAGAGCGTGTAGCAGAGCGCATTGATGCGAATTTGTTAGATCTTCCGATGGATCAATTGCCAACACTGACCAGATCAATGTTTGCAGAAAGAGTACATCGAGTATCTAGCCGCACTAATGGTAAATTGATTATTAAGGAATATCCGACAGGTCAAGCAAACGCTTCACACTTCAGAGCACTACTTAATGAATTGAAACTTAAAAAGTCTTTCATACCGGATATTATCTATATTGATTATCTCAATATTTGTGCTTCTGCTAGAATGAAAGCTGGTGGTAATATAAATTCATATACACTTATTAAATCAATTGCTGAAGAACTTCGCGGCTTAGCAATGGAATTTAATCTTCCAGTTGTTTCTGCAACCCAAACAACTCGTAGCGGTTATGGAAGTAGTGATATTGATTTAACTGATACATCCGAATCTTTTGGTTTGCCTGCAACTGCTGATCTAATGTTTGCTTTGCTTTCTACTGAAGAACTTGAATCAATGGGTCAAATTGCAGTTAAACAATTGAAGAATAGATATAATGATCCATCATATAAAAAACGATTTGTAATTGGTGTCGATAGATCAAAAATGAAATTATTTGATATTGATGAAAATGAACAAACACTTACTGACGACACACCAACTTTTGATAAGACACATACCGCTGATCGGTTCAAAGATTTTAAAATTTAAATAAGGAAAATATAAAATGGCTATTGGCAATAAAAAATCATCACAGGGTCTCAAAAATGTTTCGACCTCATCTATGAATAAAAATAAAAAACGTGGTTATAAAAAATATCGAGGGCAGGGTAAATCTCGGTAAATGCATATAAATGTAACTCCTCCTCCAATATCAACATTATCACAGCTCAAATCTAGACAGCAATATGTTAAGTCTGTTGATAAGGTAAAATTAATAACACCTAAACAATATCAAAGTTATTTAAGCTCGCCCAGCCCATCTAATCATATTAAAGCTGAACTGCCTAAAAAAGAAACTACATTATTTGTTCCACCTGGTTTTGTAATGGGTGTTGTTGTTGGTACCCTTTTAATGTTAATATTGTAATAAACATTTTATTTTGTGAACTAAATTAAAATAGGGATAAAATTATTTAATGGTTGAACTTATTCAAATAACCGATATTCTTGAGCAAAAAATTCGCAAAGAAAAAGAACTCGAATTTTATACAGAAGAACTAAAAAAACTACAAATGAAAATGTTTTTCATTCAAAAAGATATTGATGTCACAAATACTATTATTAAAATAATTGAACAAGAAACTGTGCTTGATATTAAAAGCTCGATGGAAAATCGCATGGTAGGAAAAACTGATGATTAATTTTTAATTAAATGTATTTTAGGGGTTTACATTTGTTTTATTATGTGTTATAAATTATATAATGAAAAAAGTGAGGCAGTTTAATGAAAATATCTAACATTTTATCCGGAGTTACTAATACCGCATTAGCTTCAGCAATGTGTATTGGCGGATATATTTCAATTCAGCAGGCCGAAGCAAAGGAATTCGTTAAGTCGTTTTCAAATAAAGAAATACATTGTTTGCAGCAAAATGTATATTTTGAAGCTAGAAATCAAAGTGTGCTTGGGCAAGCATCAGTAGTTTGGGTAACATTAAATAGAGTTAATTCTAAAAAGTTTCCGAATACTATCTGTGGTGTTGTATGGCAAAATAAACAGTTTAGCTGGACTCATGACGGAAAATCTGACAACCCAAAAAATTCCCAAGCTTGGGAAAAAGCTAAGCAAGTTTCGCATGCAGTATTATATGATTATGCTTTTAATAAAAATGACCCCACTGCAGGCGCTTTATTTTATCATGCTGATTATGTTAACCCATATTGGTCAGCATCTTTCAAAGTGACTAAACAAATTGATAGTCATATATTTTATAAATGATTGGAAAATATAATATGAATACAACCACAATAAAAACTCTTGTGCAAGGTGTAATGCTTGGACTATTTCTTATATTAATTGACTTTTATTTTATTCCGGGTGGATTATACTAATCTTTTATGTTAGCGTTATCATTATTTGCTAGCGCTAACATAAGGGCCCCTTCTATATAAATAATTTTATACACCATAAGGGGATTTGCAATGTGTACAGCATATGTACGTAAAGAAGCTAATCGATTTAATTGGTTAGTTAAAGGCAAACTTATTGATACATCTTGGACAGATCAAGAAGTTGAAAAACTTTATCATTCATATTTCGAAAGACTTTGGGGAAATAATGAAAATTATATCCACGAATCTGGATTTGAGCTTGCTTGGAAAATCCGCGAAAATGAATTATTAGATAATGAGCGCAAATATGTCGCAGTTTTAGGATATGATTAAAAAATAATATTTAATTGCGCTTAGCTGTTTACATTTATTTGTATATATGTTATATTAATTATATACTAAATAAAGGAATCAGTATGACAATCTATCATCTAGCAAATGGTTCGGCCATCAAAAATGATGTAGTCGAAGCTTTTAATACCGCGATTTTTCTTCGCGAGAATTTTGATTATAATAACAAAATCAATTGGGCTTTTGTTGAAGCTGATATGTACAATGAATGTTTTGTATATACCCGATCATATATCATAGACTGCTTAGATGTTTTACGTGACGACTTGCTAGACAATACTGAAAATTTACTCACTCGTTATCCAAACGCTATTGGGCAACTCGAAATTCTAAAAACCGATTATTTGGGAGTATAATAATGAAACAACCAATCTATCATAACCTTTATGCCGCGGCGATCACTGATGAATTGATTCGTATTCATCAAGCACAACCGGTTCAAGGGGAACAATCAAGTGCAATTCAAATGGATATGAAACAATGGGCTCTTAAAGCTGGCATGTGGGCAACCGCAGAATATAGTGAAATTGTTGAAGCTTATGCTAAAGCTTGCGGGTGGAAGCAAGAATATTTTACTGGCATGGAAATCTTATAGAAAGAATATATTATGAAAGCATCTCTACGAAACGATTTTCGTGTCTTTAAAACATTAACTCCTAATGGGGAATCTCGATGGGAAATTAAACTTGGTGGCTCAACGGGTTATTGTATTACAACATGCAGATCCGAAGAAAAAGCAAAAGAACAGTCCAAAGCATTAAATCTTAATCCGTATTATTTTGATTTACGCGCGCGTCAGAATATGGTATAATATAGAATAGAAAACGTAAAGGTGTTTTGATGAATAAGATCCAGGAAAAAATTGATTATAAATTTAAAGAAGGTGAACTTATTAATGAGTTCCGAGAGTATATTGATAAAACATATTCCGGACATTATTCACAAAGCAAATTTCAATCAACCGAAGTTATTATTGAACGTGGGCATGGAACCGGTTTTTGCATGGGCAATGTAGATAAGTATTCTAATAGATATGGCAAAAAAGGATCACGAGATGATGCTCGTAAGGATCTAATGAAAGTATTGCACTATGCTCTTATTCAACTTTATATTCACGATAATGAGTTGTAACTAAAATAACACATTATCGTGAATTTTTAAAAAAAATTATAAAATTGCAAATTAACTGTTTACATTCCTTTTCTTATATGCTATAAAGGTGTATAAGATGAAAACAAAGAGGAATATATCATGACTACTATGACTAAAACAAAATTCACAAAATTTGATCGTGCAACTTGTCGGGCTCTTCGGGCTGAACTGCAAGAAGTAATGAATAAGTATGCATCAAAAGCAAATCTTGATATTGAAGTAGGACATATGTCTTTTGATGTAGATGATGTTAAAATCAAAGTTAATGCAAAAATTAAAGGGGCTAAATCACACGATCAAAAAAACCTCGAAATGTTTGCGCGTCTTGATGGTATCACTAAATTTGTAAATTCTAATGGCGATAAGCTACTTGCATTTAAACCTCGTTCGCCAAAATACCCATATGTTTATCAATGTGGTGCAGATGGTAAAATGTATAAAGCATCTACATCAACAGCTAAATACATGTTTAAGTAATTCGATACTTACTATTAAAATAGCTTGAAAACATAAGGGGGGAGATAATCCCCCTTTATACATTATATTGTCACATAATTAACACATAATTGATTATTATAAAATTATAAGTTACAACTTGCATTAAATTTTTATAAGTATCTTTGTTAACGTTGAAGCGACGTGGACACATACTGGACTCGGGTGCGAATCCCGACAGCTCCACCATAAGCACTTGATAGGTGACGACCTATATTCGATGAAGTAGATAAGGATTTAGCTACCTGATGCTATGGAGAAGTTTCAAGTGTTTTTGATGGGGCTGAATTAGGATCGACAGGTGTGAAAGTGGAAGTGGAGTTAACCGGGTGATCGCGTATAGATCAAACACTATAACTGCAAATAATAACTTTGCACCATCTGGTTATGCACTAGCTGCATAAACACAGGGAGCTGGCCACTTGCTTAGCAACAGAAAAGTGGCATATTTAATATTTAAAATTTTTATAAAATCAGAAAGAATATACGAAATGCGTAATTTACTTATCACATCTGCACTTGTAACAGGATTTGCTGGTGCAGCATATGCTGAAACTACAGTACTGCCATATGGCCCAACATTATCTGGTAAAGCTGTTTTAACATTTGCAGAAACCGCTGCAGATAAATGGGCCGCAACTCCAACATTCGATCTTGGTATTGATGTTGCTGGTATTTCAACTGTAAACCTTGACTTTTCTGCAACAGACGGAAATGGTGTTACTCTTGATAATTGGACAATTGGCACACAAGTAGCCGGTATCGATATTGCAATTGGCGATGACAATGGTGTAATGCCAGGTGCCGAAGGCGAGCAAACACTTACTGCTCCAGCAATGGCTGAATCTGTACAAGTAAATATGGGTGCAATTTCTGCGGCTATCGGATTTACTGATATTGCTGCCGATATTACAGATATTAGCAATGTACAGGGCGCAATTGTACTCCCATCCGTAGCTGGAATTGAAATTACTGCCGCTGCTGATTATAACTTAAATACTGAAAATACTGTATTTGGCGCCGGTGTTACTGGTGTTGATCTTGGTGTTGCCGCAGTTGGCGGTGCAGTATCTTATGATGTAGACACTACAGCAATAGGTTATGAGCTTGTAGCAAAGCAATCTGTAATTACAACATATATTAATGGTGACGACACTGATATGCTACAAAATATTGGTGGCGAATTTGTATATGGTATTGCGGGCGCTGAGCTTACCACAGGCGCAAATTATAATTTAAATAGTGAAGATTTTTCTCCTTCAATTGAATTAAGCTTTGCATTCTAAACTAACCAATTAATTGGAAATTAAGAGGAGCTTTGGCTCCTCTTTTTTTTGTATAATTTTTTATATGTATAAATAACAATATGAATGAAAATTAAAAATCGAATGCATATAATTATTAGAGGATTATTTCGTATGATTAAAAAAATGTTTTTTACATTAGTAGTATTGAGTTTATCGACTGCGGTATTTGCACAAGACACCACAGATACTGTTACAGATGATACAATATATACAGATAATACTAATAATAGCACAGTAAAATCTGATAGCAATTCTAATGCTACAATTAAATCTCCGCCACCTTCCGCAATTTCTCCCTCTATTAATGGGAGTAATTCTGATTTATGTACAATAGGTGTAGCTGGTGCTGTACAAACTCAGATATTGGGTATTTCGGCCGGTAAAACAGTCCGTGATATGAATTGTGAGAAATTAAAAAACGCTAAAACTTTGTATGATATGGGTATGAAAGTTGCGGCAGTATCAGTTATGTGTGAAGATAATCGTGTGTTTACTGCAATGATGAATGCTGGTACACCATGTCCATTTGACGGTTTGATTGGTTCAGAAGCAAAAGACGCGTGGAATTCGCCTGATAATAAGCATTTACGACCAGATTCTGATAAAAAAAGAAAGGTGATGTCTGATGACACTAAGAGCACTCTTGGTGGCGTTGGTGTGGTGGGCGGTTTGCTCCTCTTACTCCTTCTCTGAAACAATATACGGAACTACCAATAATGTAACGTCCAATGGATTATCTTGGAATATGACTGGTATTTTACCAGATCATTCTGCTCCAAATATTTCTCTTCAAATTAATGGAGTGATATATCAATATACAATGAACAAAGATCCGGACGCTGACGCCAAAGTACATATTCGAAATGAAAATTCTACTGGCGATGGATATATTTTCGAAAAAACAGATGATTGGTCTGGTGGAAATGGCGGAAATATTCGAAAGTTATATACCTTTCCTGGCTCAAATGCAGAATTATGGGGTGATGGGTCTATGGAAATAGAAGGTGATGGATCTATTAGCAATTCAACATTAATTTATTCATATAAAATGGATATTGGTGAAAATGCTATTAGCTGTATAAGTCCATTAAATGATCCATCTTGTCCCGGTTTTTTAGATGCATTATATAAATATTTACAAGATATGGGATTAACAGAACTATCAGAAGACGATCCATATTATACAACATGGTTAGAATCCCAGACTGAAGCTGAAATAAAAGAAGAAGAAGAAGATCCAGAAAAAGATCTGGAAGAAATGGAAAATGAAGAAATGCAAAGTCGAATGAGGGTCGAAGGAGCTAGTAATAGCCTTATTGACCAAACTCAACAAAATGCTGCTTTTGAAGCATTAGCAAATCTTCCGATACTTGAATCATATTATACTGTACTCATCCCAGGCGGCGAATACAAAGAAGACTTACAAATTAAAGATTCAGTATTACCTGATAATAATAGAGCAATGCGATCACTATCTACAGACACACAACATAATACAATGGTACGCTCGCAATACAATAGATAACATAGGAGAAATAAATGTTTAGATCTATTTCTATATTATTCACCATTGCTTTTGCTTCAACAGCAATTGCTGAGGACTTTCCCATTACAGGAAATGTCACATCAAAATGCACAATATATTCAGATACTCCGGGTGTATATGGTAACCCTACCCCAAATAAACTAAGCACTGCTCCGGCTGACGGTGGGGTTTTACCAGTTATTCGGTTTGACGTAGCGATTGCTGATTCATATCTTGCAAAAATTTCTACACCAAATACTTTTTCAACCAGCCCTACTTTAACAGATGCTGTAAACTGGACGGGCGAAGTAACAGTTGGCACTATGTCAGAAACTACTATGTCCGGTTATGAAACAGCAAAAGTTATATATGATAATACAACCGAATATGATCTTACTATAGCTGGCTCAACATGGTTTAATGTATCATCAACTGTAACATATGGATTTGATAAATCATTTCCGGGTGGCGAATATAAGGCTTTAGTTAGCGCAGAATGTATAGCAAAATAATATTATTTTTAGTGTTGGTGTCTACTTCAGCTACGGCCCATGAATGGACACCAACCTATCCAACACTAAAGAGGTCATATATGGATGGCCTTCTTTATACTAAAATGCGGCTATTTAATAAAAGAAAAGAAATACAATATTATGCTATCTCTGCACATGATGAAGAATGGAATAGTATTCCATTTGCAGCTTCTAATAAAATTATAAGTGTAAATTATCTTGCTTATAAAGAAATTGAAATTTATATACGAGAAATAGATAAACCACGAATAACATATATTTGTTCAACATCGAAATTACTAAAAAAAGATGTTATAACAACCGGTGTCTCATCGCGAATATGTTCGAAAATAAAGTGAGATGAAATATGAAAAAAGTTATATTATGTATATTATTAATATTTTTATTGGGACAAAAAGCAATTGCTGAATCGAGCTCTTTAAATTTACAAATACCAAATGGTCCTGCTAGTTATCAATCTGATAAATTTAAAGCTGGTGAATTAGATTGTTCAAACGCAATTGGTTCTGCTACTAATTTAGAATTTGGTGTTACTGGATTTATTACTGAACCCGATAATCTATCTGATAGGGATTATTATAATTCTGATAATACTGATATTGGTGTATATGCAAGAATAACAATACCACTTGGCAAAACCACTAAATCTCGGATTGATTGTAATCAATTATTCGAATTAGAATTAAAGCGTAAGCGGTTAGAAATAATGAAATTAGAACAAGAAGTAAGGCAATTGCGAGAATTACAATTTGAGGAATAATTCTATTGGATTATAAACAAATGCGGGCCGAAGTAACAAGTTTACGATTACGTATTGCTGAGGCACGTAAAGCATTAGATATTAATACAATACCAAGAATTAAAATTGGGCAAGAAAAATCTTCTGTTGAAATAGAAAAAACAGATAAAAATGCCAAACTTAAAGAGTTGAGTGATATGAAGGCAAAATTAAAGGGATTTAAAAAATGATGTATATAAAAGATGTAATAGTATTAGTTATGGCAGTAGGTTTAATGGGTCTTTTAGGTCTTATTGTTGTTGATGAGTTTATGGTTGCTGCTGAACATAATGCAGAACTTGATCAAAATATTGTTGAGTTATTGCAAATGAGCATTACTGGCATAATTGGACTTGTGGCTGGTTATGTGGGTGCAAGTAAATAGGAAAATTATAATTTGATTTGTAATTATTTAATAGGATTGGCTGTATCTGCTCATTTAAATACAGGTATAGAATTTAATGAAATACACCCGCATGGAAGATTAGAATGTGGAAATTATATATCTGGGATATATTTAAATAGTTTTGAAATTCCCAGCATATATGCAGGATTTGAACATACATTATATAAAGATTTAAATATAGAATATGGTATTGTAAACGGATATTATGGATTAACAGAAAAGGGTATAATTCCTTTTTTAAAATTCAATTATGGATATTATTTTGTGACTCCGACTCTGAATGAAGATAACGATATTGCACTTACACTCGGAATAGAATATTTTTTAGGGGAATAACATGGCAGAAGTTGAATTTGCAGGAATGACATTTAAAGGTGGCAAAATGTTTGCTATTCTTACCGCGTTATCAACGCTTGGCGGCGCAGCGTGGGCGGGATTTGAATTTTATTCCGATTATATGGATATGAAAGAAATTGTTCAGAATATTGATATTGATGCAATTAGCTCTGCTAATGAACTACAACTCCAAAAACTAGAAGATGCTATTGGCTATACTACTGTTATTAAAGACGATTTAAAAGCAGATATTACTAGGCTTGAGAATTTAATCGATACACTTGAAGATAATGTTATTACTGCAGAAAATGCTGTAAGGGAAGTTCGCAGCGATGTTCTTGCAAAATTAGATACATTTGAAGAACGTTTACGAATAACATTAAAAGATAATCAAGATACGATAGCTAATGTGCGGGATAAAATTAGTACAAATCTCGAGATTAGCGAAGCAAGAATTAAGGCAACACAAAATAGTATTGGCGACACGCTTGAAGGAATTCGAAATGAAATGAACCAACTACAAAAAGATACTACAGCTAGTATCCGTGAAGTTGAAGGCACAACAAGAGCATCAGAAAAAGATACTCGTGATTTTATGAAAACTATTGTTGCTGAAATAGAAGCCAAAATGAATAAATTAGATGATGATATTAGACAGCGGATTCAAGAGGCTTTTGATAATCCACTTTCAGACTAAAATCATAGGAGAAAAATATGGCTGATACAATAGCTGATACAACGGCTAATACAAAAACAATTGATGCATCTGCAGTAACAGGTGTTGATATAAATGGCGATGGGCACATTTCTGCTGATGAAATGGAAATGCACCTTGAATTTAAGCGTAAAGCGTTAGAAGATCAAGATGCACAAAGAGATGCTATGCGGAAAATGACATGGTTTGCTTTAATGGGTATGCTATTATATCCATTTGCAATTATATTGACTTCATTATTAGGACTAGACACTGCTGCTAAAATTGTTGGCGATATTGCACCAACATATTTTGTTGCTATTGCAGCATTGGTTTCAGCATTTTTTGGTGCTGATGCTTTGAAAAAGAAATAAAATTATTTGATATTTTCAAATGGGTTTAATTTACTAGTGCCGGGCTTTAAGGAATACTTACTGCTCGGCATTTTAGTAATTTTAACCTCGGGCTGCACCTCATAATACTTTGAGCGCATACCAATGCGCATTTTGAATGGGCCAGTGCCAGAGAGTAATGGAACATCATTAGGAACGCCCATTGGATTTGCAGAACCAATTCTATAGAAATCATCGCCGGCTTGCATATAATATGCCGGCTCGGATTTCCCTTTAAGATAATGCTGAGTAATTAACTCGCCCAAATCTACTTCAGGTTTATTTAAAATATATTGTTTTTTACCTTTTAAATATGCAATCATTACATCACGTGGAACGGATTTTGGATCACTCAATCCAGAAATTAATGTGGGTACTTTCATACCCTTTATTCCGGAAAACTTTTCAAGATCTTTTAACCATGCTTGAGTATCTTTATCGTTATTTAAGGTTTTAGTAATATATGCTTTAAGAGGAGATAATTTACCCTTACTAGGGCCTTTTTTATCAATTGCGGCAATCCATTTTTTACCATCAAAACTGGCGCGAGTATTGCCAAGTTGGTCAGAGTGATTCATTTTAACTTCTAACCATATGCGATCGCCTTTATATTTAATAAGAATATCTGAATATGTTGGATCAACGGCTGGACGAGATGCGTCTAAACCCATATTGGCAATGTGTTTAGCCATATCATTTTCATACTTATCTGATTTAGCGCTTTCGCTTATAAATGATTTAAAAGTATACATTAGATTCTCATTAATTGCTTATATAGTTTTATTTATAATTAGAATATCTTCGCATTCCAATTAATTTTTTTGATGAATATGGGGCAATACTAACTTTATTATTTTGATTACCGCCCAAAAGTAAATAATATTTTTGCCCTCGAGAATGCCGAATTCCCATAAAAAATCCAACATGACCTTGCCATTTTGCGCCGGGGCGCTCTATTATTATAATATCGCCATACCGCAATTCTTCTTCAAGAATTATTTCTCCGTAATTTAAAAATTCTTGTGCTAATAACGGTCGTTTAGAATTAAAATCGTGTAGGTTTGATATATTATTTCTAGCTAAAACCGCATTGATAAATGCTGCGCACCACTCAGTTGTAACCGGGTCAACATTTAAAAATCTTTTTAATTGAACCCGATCTATATTTTCATTAAGACCAACATAATAAATCGCTTCAGTAAGATTTATAGTATGTTTTGGCTGTTGCCCCAATGTATTAAATATGGAACAGCCAGTACTGAATAAGAAAATTATAATAAAAAATATATGCTTCATAAAAATATTTATATATAAAATATAGGCTAATAAAATGGAGAATATAAATGCCAAAACCTAAAGGTGATATGAGTCAAAGAATTAAAAATGCTGGATTTTATAATAAACAACAAGCAAAGTCCACAGAAGCCGGAACAGGCAAATTTAGTGCAATTAAAGCAGCAAAAGCAAATCCGCTCGAGGAAATGAAAGAAGCTCTTGCAAAACGAAAAGCACTTAAGAAAAAAACAGCTATAAAAAAATAACATAAATTTAAAATTAGCCGTTTACTTTCCGTCAAAATATGATATAATAATAGAGTAATCTTTATTAAAGGGGAAGGTATACTATGTCAGGTATGCATTTAATTCGCGGAATGTCTAGTAATAATTTTAAAAAAAGAAAACAAAAAAAATCGCCTGGTTGGCAGAAAGCTCAATTAGAACATGAAGCTTTTTTAAAAAAGATGGGTATAAAGGGCGATGATGGTCTTAAAGATCACCGTTATGAAATACCCGATTATAAAAGCACTTCTATGATAAAAACGTCAGATACAATCTGTAGTAATGGACTTAAAAAAGACACTGTTCAATATACTGGTAATGAAATTGCTGGTATTGTTGTAACTCATAAATCAAATCTTATGCCTATTCGCAAAGATAATATGCAAGCCGCAAAAGATGCGGCTCAAATGAGGCGATAATATAAATGTTAACAGAAAATTTTTTATCGGATTTAGATAAAGATGGTATTGCTATTGTTGACAATGCATTTAATACCGAAGATTTAATTGCATTTAATAAAGTTGCAAGTAAACTCCCGCCTTTTGTGGGTCATGGTAATGGACGGTGGTTAAATAATCCAGATGTATTATCAGAAGCTAAAATTAAAAATATTGATTGGGCTTGTCATTGGGCACAAACTCCAAAAAATAATTTATTTATTAATACAATCATGCTTCCGTTATTAAAAAGTATTTGTGATGTTTTATTTGGGAATAAAGATTGGGGCTGGCAATTAACTAACCGTTATATTATGTCTAATTACAAGCATGATTATCCTATTCAGCCCCACTTAGATGCGCCATATTTGTGGCCACAAAAACTTGAATGCGAAATGTCTAAATATTTAGATAAAGGTCCTTTAAGTGTTACCTTTATGATTCCTTTAGTTGACTTTACAATAGAAAACGGTGCTACTGCATATGTACCTGGAACGCATAGATATAGATACAATACTACTAATTGGAATGAAGAAAAACCTTTTTATAAAGCTTTCTTTGAAAATAATTATGTTCAACCACCGGTTTCTTTGGGCGGGTTCGGTTGTTTTTATGGTAATGTGCTGCATAGTATTATGCCAAATAAAACCAATCAAATTCGCCGCGGGATAATTTTTCGTGGTATAAGACAAGATGCATTAAATGAAATGCAAAAGTTAAACTTAGGATAAACTTAGTTATATTTTGAAACATAGAGGCGATAATGAAACCCAATAAAACCTTCGAATTAACTGTAGATGATATTGAGATGATCGAATCTGCATTAAATGGTCGAGTGCATCGAAGATCTATGAGTATAACTATGGATCCTACAAATATTTATGCGAAAGAGATGCAAAAAGAAATTACATTAATTCGTGATTTATTAGGACGTATTCATAATCAAAAAACATTTTATAGACCAAAAAACCGATTTGGAAGCGGTAAACGATAATATTATCACATAAAAATTTTTATTCAAATAGTTTAAATTAACTGTTTACAATCTGTTTGTAATATGCTATTATAGTATTATTAGATATATTGGAGAATAAAATGGCACATGAGGTAGAAATTGTAAACGGTGTAGCACAGATGGCTTATGCGGGCGAATTGCCATGGCATGGTTTAGGTGTTCCGGTATCAAACGATCTTACACCTATGCAAATGATGCAAAAGGCTGGTCTTGATTGGGAAGTTGAAAAGGTAGATGCTTTTGTCCGTTGGAAGGGCGATAATGTTGCCACTGGTCAACAAGCTCTTATTCGCTCAACTGATGGAAAAGTTCTTACTAATGTTGGCGAAAATTGGAATCCAGTCCAAAATGAAGAAGCCTTTAATTTCTTTGCTGAATATGTTGCGGCCGGTGATATGGAAATGCACACTGCCGGTTCGCTAAAGGGCGGTCAACAAGTGTGGGCTCTTGCAAAAATTAAAGAGTCGTTTGATGTATTTGGTAAAGAAGATACCGTTGAATCATATTTGTTGTTTTCAAATCCTCATCAATATGGTAAATCAATTGATATTCGATTTACTCCTATTCGTGTTGTTTGTAATAATACTCTTACATTTAGCTTGAACAGCCACGCTGAGCGTTCTGTTAAAGTTGGCCATCGCACAGTGTTTAATGCTGATGATGTGAAAACAACATTGGGGCTTGCTTCTGAAAAATTTACTCAGTATAAAGATATGGCTCAGTTTTTAGGCGGCCGTCGTTTTACTGCTGATTCACTTATTCAGTACTATAGCCAAGTATTTCCATCTACTTCGCGCAAAGATATTGAAACAACGGTGACAAAAAAAGAAGATTTAAGCCGCAATGCGCAAACCGCATATGATATGCTTGAAATTCAACCTGGCGCAGAATTTGGTGCTGGAACATGGTGGCAGGCATTTAATTCAGTAACATATGTCACTGACCATCTTCAAGGACGAGGAGCTGAAAATCGGTTACACAATCAATGGTTCGGTAATAATCGGTTGCGCAAAATAAAGGCTGCAAATTTGGCCGTTCAAATGGCAACAGCAGCATAACAAATATATCACATTAAAGAAAAAGATGTCCTTTGGGGCATCTTTTTTATTTACATTCTCTTTATTATATGGTATAACTAATATAGAATGAAACAAAGGAGCCTATCATGACTATTCAAAAACTTATCGATCAAACATTCAGCTATAGCTTAGAAGCACAAGATGCAGGCCTTGCTGATCTATATCTGGCCGATACGGCTGATTTTAAGCAGGTGCAGTGGCTGATGAATTCGAATGACATTGACGGCGCTTTAGCAAAAATCGGTAATATGGATACAGAACCACGTGAGCAGATCCTATTGGCGATTGCTGAAGAGTATGGTAATGGATATTTAGAAACTGTAATAGGCTATGAGGTGGCATAACAAATATATCACATTAAATAAAAAAATGCACTTTAGGGGTTTACAATCAGATCTCTACATGGTATAACTAATATATCAAAAGGAGATATATGATGTGGAAAAGATTTTATAAACTCACAGTTACTAACAAAGCTGGGAAAATTGTTCATACAGGAGAAGAATACTCTGGTTATGCAACTTCTGAAGAGCTTCGGTATCTTGACCGGGAATATCCTGACTGCAAGGTAGAAGCAGAGTTTATTGAATACGAATTAGAAATGGATGATGGAGCTTAATATGACATTAGTTGCTAGTATAATTGGCGCTGTACTTTTCGGTGGAGTTAGTAGTATGTTTGTTAAGTCCCCTAAATCTCCAGAAGGGGAACTTACTACTCTTGCCTGGGCCCTCGTTGGCGTTATTGCAATGGTAGTACTTTTTAGCCAATTTGGTTTGGTATAAAAAAAATAAAAAAAATGCATTTTAGGGGTTTACAATCAGATCTCTATATGATATAACTAATATATCAAAAGGAGAAACACTATGCTTACTACTTATGGCGCAATGATTAAGAATGACATTATCGAAGCTTTCAATGCTGCGGTGGTTAATCCAGAAAATATCCACGAAGGTGGCGGTATCAATTGGAACTTTGTTGAGTCTGATATCTTTATTCCACTTGGAGTCTTCTATGATACTGAGTATCTGAATGATTGCATTAGTGTGCTTGTTGATAACCACTTCGCATAAGGAAACTAAAACAAAGGACTCTTTTCTGATTATATAGTACGAGCGAAGAACCGTAAAGGTAGGTATGCCCATGGAGCAGAACCCGTAAAATCCTGGTAAGGGACTAAGTTAAGACCACTATATAATCAGCAAAGAGTCTAAGACAAGGAAAACTATTTCATACATACGTCTGTGTAGAGGCGTTGATCAGCTAAAAGCACTATCTCGAAAGGGATGTTAGTTTCGATCGAACCAGAGCGGCAATGTCAATAAGGCCGTGCGGGGAGATTGGAGATACTAGCTCGGGCGTATGTATAAAATAGTTTCAAACGAAGATAAAAAAGTAAAAAAAAGTGTGTACATTTTCTTTCTTTTATGTTATAAATGTATATACAATGAAATGAAGCAAAGGGAAGAATCATTATGAATTATTATACAAAACAAATCATGTCTATCCTTGATTGTAATCAAGCTTTTGCGCGGCTCATTCAAGATGAAATGGAGTATTCCGGTTTTGATTTTTCTGAAGCTACCGAAACTGAATTTCAACAAGAAGTTCAATATGCAGTAGATGTAGTAAGTGGTGTAGCATAAGAATGACAATTTTTTCAACAGGTTCAATTAATACTGTAAATCATTGGATGGTCGGTACTAAATGGCAATATGCCAAAGGTATTGTTACTATGCATGATAATGGCTTTTCGTGTTCATGTAAAAAGAACCCTCGCAAACAGTGCACCCATATTCAGAATGTTAAACTAAGAATATTGGGTGTATTTCAATAAATGCCACTAAAATAACGCATTTTATAAGTTTTTTTAAAAATTAATTAATTAATTGTGTTTAGGGGGTTTACATTCGTTTTAAACTATGCTATAAAGAGGTATAAAATGAAAGCAAATAAGGATAGCGCAATGTGGTATGTAGAAGCAATAATGAATTGGCAAACTCAGGAAACTGAGCGTTGGGAATATATTAGTGAAGAATGTGCAAAAGAGCTTCACTTAAAATACTATGACATGTTTGTACCATCAGTTAAAA